GCTGCTATTACTAAACCAATACCTGCTGCCTTTAATGCCGTGCCTAAACCTTTAGCTGCCGTAGACATTTTCTTAAATCCTTTTACGCCACCTGCTGCGCCTTTGTTTAATCCTTGTACTTGACTGTCTATGTCTTCAACGCTATCTGCTACTTTTTCAAATTCCTTTGCAGTTTCGTCTGCATTGCTTTCAATGTTTATTTCTATTCCAAATATTTTCGCCATTATTTTATTTTTTTAAGATGTTGTTCTCTTTTCTTTTGTTTCCAAGCTTCCTTAAATCCTTTCGGCATAGCGTATAATCCTTTAGCTACTTGTATGTTGTAGCTTTCTTCTAAGAAGTCGTCAAGTTGTAGTAAGTCTATTATGTTCTTTAGCATTACGGTTGTTGTTGTATAATTATTTCGTTTGTTGTTGTGCTTCCATTTGCGTAAGTATATGTAACTAATAATAAATAAGATGCTATTTCACCTTCTTCAGTTCTTAGACGTAGAAATTCTTCCGTGTTTATGTTGTCTGCATCGTCTTCTGTTACGATCAACTTAAGTAAGTCTGTGTTTGCAGGTATGCATACGTTTACTATACCTTCTGAAGTTAGTGTGCTTGGCGTTATTGTTACTCCAGGATTCGCACAAGTTACTGTTGCACTTACTACATTGTTTGGAAATAATATTCTAACGTCTAAGCATTGCGCACCGTCTGACGGATTTAGTGGTTCTATTGGTACAATACCACCATCACTTATAACATCACTAAAGTCATTTAATAAAACAAGGTCTACTTGACCTGTTGTTAAGTTAGACTTCATGTTATTTATCATATAGCGTTTATCTCTAATGATAAGTCGGTCGTTTAGTTCTAAGCTTGTCAGTAAGCTAATAGGTAGATTCGTTTTTACGGTGGTTTCTCTATTCTTTAAGTTGAATAAGTTGCTTAGGTAAGGAGAATAATAAACACTAAACAAAGTATTTGGCACAACGGCATCCAACAATGCGCTGATGTCTGCGTTAAAGTTTAGCGTGTAGTTTATGTTTGTGTCTAGCAAGTCTTGTCCGAAAGGCATGTACTGCGTTTGCGAAGTTGTAACACCACTACCTTCATTGAATTTATAATCAGCTGCAAGTTGGTCGTACATATACAAAATCATCGGTTTTGGAGTGTACTTGTTGCCATCCGTATTTATGGTTTCGCCTATTTGCAAGTTTGTGCCTGTAAACTTTTGCATCATCATATTTTCAAACGGTAGTTCTACCTTAAAGTCACCACCGTCATAGTCATATGGCTGACTTATGCTTCCGTAATTTCTACTTGTTAAGTCTCTAAATATTGTATTAGTAGCGCTTTCGCTTTCTTCGTATTTAGACTCTATGTTTTTAAATAGCTTTACTCTGTCGATATTTATGCTTTCTATATCCGTGTATTTCGTAATGTCAACTACTGCGCCTTTTGCATACCAATCGTCTAATGGTTCTATTTGGAAAATATTTGAAGCTATAGGATAGCAAGTTAAATTAAACATCTTTAGCATTCCGCTAAAAAATGACTCTACCGTCATATTAGGTAGATAGTTTACAACGCTAATTTCAGCAGTTATTGTATATGGCGCAATTGCTTGAAAAAAGTTTGTAAACTCTTGCACACTACCGCCAAAAATATTATTGGAAAGATATATACCTCTTTGCGTGTATTGTATGTATAAGTCTAAATTAATATTTGATTCTGCTCTAATAAAAAATTGATACTCTCTTGGCGTTATTAATTGATTATTGCTTATGTTAATTGGCGTTAGTAGTCCGTTTCCCGAACCACCAAGTGTACTTACAAGTTGTCCGTTTAAGTAAACATCAATATAATAAGTTACTGCCGAAGTGCTAACGTTCTGTACGTTAATACTTATTATATGCTCAGCAAAAGTAAAAACACCACCACTAGGACTTACATTAGGAAAGGTTGCTGACGGATTGAATTGGCTTATTGTAAGCGTTTCTGCTGCAATGTCAAAGAAGTCGTTTGCAACTAATGTTGTGTTGTTGTTAGCATTTGAAGTAAAAGTTTGAACGATATTTGCTAAAGCAGGTGGTGTACTAAAAACAAATGTATCGCTATTTTGACATAATAGAAAAGCATCTGTAAAGCGTTTACTGCCTAAAAAAGTACCTGAGAATGATACACCATACTTACTTGTAATTGCAGCTAACATTTGTATTAACTTAATAGCAGGAAAAAGTTCGTTGTATCTTACTGCGCCTCCTGTGCTGTTTAAGTCGTTTGCTCCACCATCGTCATAAGTTACGTTTCTATTAAATAGTAATGGATATCGTACATTGTAATCTGTTGCACCGTCAATGATTCTATTCTTTACTTCTGTAGGCGTGAAGTCGTGTTTAAGAAAATTAAGATAAGTAAGGTCTACAAGTTTATCATTACCAAAAGAATCTTTTAAACTTATTAAGTTGCCGTAGAAAGTAATTTGATAGCTATACGCTTGGTTGTTTTTTACTTCCGCTTTTTCTAAGCTTATCTTACCTGTTCTGAAAGGTGTGTAGTCTATTTCTATGTTTGCATCTCTGCGTAAATTAAAATCAAATAACGTGTTTACATCGTTAAAGTCTCCTATGTCATTTTCGTAAAAGTGATGGAAGATTTCGTTGTTCTTTACTGAAGCAGGAACATGAAAGGACTGACTAAAGTCTGTAAATACTTTGCTTATGTCTTGCACGTTTTGTTGTGTGCTTGTGACGTTTATTTGTTCGTCATCAAATAAGTCTAAGCGTTGTCCTTCTATGTAAACTTGTACTGTTCGCATTATACTACGTTGTTAATTAAATCGTATGCAAATTCAAAGTCTAAGCTATAGTTCATCATTCCGTTATTTAGACCTGTTTGCTTTTCTAAGCTTTTTGTTTTTACGTTTACAGGATTGTAGTTTTGATTAAAGTCATAATCTAACAAAGTCACGTTTTCACTTAACAGAAGTTGTTGTAAGTATTCTGCATATCCATCGTTTACCCATCCTGTGTTTAGCTTAATTGTTTCTTTGCCTGTCTTATTGAATTCGTGTATCTGTCCTCCGTCTTGTGTTGCACTATACGGTAAAGTCTGTGGATTAAGTTTGTATTGTTCTGCTTTGACTGTTACGCTTCGCTTGTTTGCTTTCAAGAAGTATATTCGTGACCAAGAACCGTATTTATTTACAAAGTCAATTACTACAGGTTTGTACTTTGGTTCGCATTGTGGCTTGAACGTAGCAGTAAAAATAACGTTGCTTGAAACGTCTAACATTTCAACTTTATTACCTGCCGAATTATTGCCTGTGTAAACTCTACCAAAACTAAAAACACCATCACTTGCAGCAGTAAATTCTTGTGTTGCTGCCGTGCTTAGATTCGTGTATTTAATCTTTTCGCCTGTGTCCATCTGTGCATCAAAAGAACCTGCTAATGCATTGCTTTGACTTGTAGGTAAGTCTGCATCGTAATTGTACAAGTATGTACCTGCATCTAAAAGTACGTTTGCAGAGACTCTATTCATTCCTTCCATATATTCAGAATATCCGTTCATAAACTGACCTGTAAGTGTTGTAAGCAAAGTGTAAGTACCGCTTACTTCTTTGTATCTCTTTACTGCGTAGTTAACTATGTAGTTCGTGCTTATTGCATTGTTGAAAAGTGTAGCTGCATCATTATCCCAAGCACCAAAAGTATAATACTCTTTTACATAAGGTGAAATATTATAATACGTTTTTATGTTGTTAGAAGCAGGAATCTTTTTGCTTAGTGTGTATTGTGGTGATGCAGGTTGGCTTCCTGTAGTCCACAAAAACAATTCTATCTTAGAACCTGTTTGTCCTGTTTCGTCTATTGTAATTATAAATGGTGAACGTGATAAATTTATGCTCATTTCTTAAAGTTTGATTTCGTTATTTGGTCGAATAGTTTTTCTATATCAAAGCCAAACATTTCCATAAGTTCGTCTGGTAGTTTGTTATAGTATTTTTCAAATGGCTTAGTAAAGAATAAGCTTGGCTTTAGACCTTTGCTATATATGCTTCGTGCT